GGAACTCTGTAACCTCGCACGGGCAAGGTCTTCCATTCGGGAGCTGGCTCTCTGTAACCCTTGGGAGTATTTCGTCACGCTGACCCTTAATCCCGACAAACAGGACAGGTTTTCTCTTGACGATTACGTCCGAGACCTCGGTGTTTGGATAGGCAATTACAACAAGAAATTCCACACGCACTTGAAGTACTTGCTTGTTCCCGAGCAACACAAGAACGGTGCTTGGCATATGCATGGGCTACTGCATGATGTGTCCCCTGAATCCGTGTGCCGCAACATACACGGTTACCTTGATATGCCATACTACGCTAACAGGTTCGGCTTCATCTCCCTTGATTCCATTAAAGACCAAAACAAATGTTCTTCTTACATCACCAAGTATGTAACCAAGGACACGGGCAAGGGGGTTGAGGTGAGTAAACACCTCTACTATCATTCCCGAGGTTTGGAAAAGGCAGAAGTTCTGACGGTCTATGACGTGTCTGGCATGCCCATGGAAGTGTGGCAAAATGATTATGTGGGTATTGAGTGGGCTGACGATGACGAGGCTCTGTGCGCCCTCTTGGCGCGCTTGGAGATATTGAGTTAACATTTTAAGGAATGTTAAAAGGGGGTGATTTTTTGCGTTCTCAATGGGTTTCTGATGATACAATGAAGTGCATACTTACCGCCTTAATGCCCGCTAATAGGCTCGCATTACTCGTTAGCCTTTCTACAGGTTTGCGTATTGGTGATGTCCTTTCACTCAAAACATTACAAGTTCAAAGGGGTGATTTTAGTGTCCGAGAACAAAAGACAGGAAAGCGAAAGCGAATACATCTTGGCAAAGCTTTACAGACTGACTTACTTTCACAAGCAGGACGGATTTACATTTTCGAGAGTAGAACGTCTCAGCTTAGACACCGAACTCGGCAGGCGGTTTTCAAAGACCTTGCCCGAGTTGCTTCCGCATTTCGACTTAAAGGAATTTCCCCCCATTCTTGCCGTAAGTCTTACGCCGTCCGCTCGTTTCATGTATATGGGGATATACGTAAAGTGAAAAGGCTCCTCAATCATTCTGACGAAGCTGTTACTATGCTCTACGCTATGGCTGACGAACTTTCACAAAACTATCACAAAAGCACCATTTATTCATCACATAAATAGCTTACTCTTATAATGCGTGGTATACCGATATGGTATGAACTTAAGGACGAAACTGTGTAAATCCACATTCGTCCTTTTGTTGTATCTGTCGCGCCTACGGCGCGTTTGTCGCCCGTAGGGCGTACCCGTACGCCGTAGGCTGTCGCGATTGTAGCGGCGTTGCGCCCACGGCGCAACACCATGCGCTTTAGCGCCCCCGCGCGATTTCAGTGCGGGCACTCGTAACGGAAAGGGGTTTTGTTAGCACTCGGCTAATTTCGCGAAATAAAAGTTAATCAGCAAAAACGTCATGAATATTTCAAAGAGACCTCGGAGCAGGAGAGACCTGTTCCGAGGCTGTTTCATTCCAGACGTCTGGAAAGTGTAACTCAAAGAAGCGCACGTCTGAGCTGCACGGTACGCAGGAATGAGTTACAAAAAAATCCTTGACAAAGCAAGGAAAATGTAGTAATATGTCAAATAGGGTACATCAATAAAACGGTAGGCGGTCAAGTCTTCCCCTCTGAAATGGGGGTGAAGCTATGAGCTGGATGGAATTTTTGACGCTCATAATTGTTGTCTGCGACATCTTTAGTTTAATCCAGAACGGCAGAAACAACAAAAAGAAATAACCGCCCCACACTTCCAATGTAAGCGGTTATTCTTTAACTAACTACTGAGGGGTGACCGTCTAACGGGTGTACCCTTTAATATTATTATACCCACACTTGACGAAAAAGTCAAGTGTTTTTTTGTAACTCAAAATAAAAATGCAGTGGATCCGATCGGAGCGGAGCTCAGGCAAGCGTGAGTTACATTAAAAGCGCAGGGCACAAACAGCTTGCTTTTTTTAGCAGAGCCCCCGCGGAGCGAAATTATCGGTCAACGACACAGTAGCCCCCGTGGAAAAAGTTTACAGAAGCTCCTTGAGTTTCGTGGAGAAAAGGCGTACAATAGAAAAGGCGAGGGGGAAAAGACTTTCAAGTTCTTGCTTCTTTCCCTTCGCCCGATAATTTTTATACGCCTTTTCGGAGCGAAAGTCAAGGAGGAGTCTGTAAACTTTTTTCACGGCGCGACAAATTTTCGATTATTAAAGCCCCGCGCTTGCGCAGGGGCTTTAGCTATACTATACGGGACAACTCATTATGAACGTCCGGAATGGCGTTCATAATTTAGAAACACCTTCCAGATGTCTGGAACGGGAACAGAAAATTATTTTTGTATACTGCTAATATGTTTTTTCTTTTCTTCTGCACTTATCTGTGTTAGCGGATAAAGTAAATCATAAAATTTGTTTACTTGCTCTTTACTATAAATAACGTTTCGTTTTCTCAATTCGGGTCTAATATTGTCTAAAAGTTTATTTCTATGTATTATAATATACTGTTCGCAGTTCGGAGGTACTTTCTTTAACTCACAACGGTCACTAAATAGAATATATGATTTAAACGAATCTTTTGGAAGTTTAAGAAAATTAGATAGTGCATTTATATGTGTTTGGTTTTGCAAAATAGGATTATAAAATTGATATTTTTTATTCTTATTAAAACATTGTGTCCAGTTCTTTTGTTTTGCATTTCCGAAAATCCAACCGCTATAATTTTTACTTTCAAGCACATATATACCTTTTTCGTGTATTAGAATAATATCAATTTCAGAGGTTTTTCCTCGATATGGTACGTATACATTGCAGAGAATTTTTGAATATCCTGCAACATTATTATTTCCCAGTGCATATTTTGCTAAGTATTCACCGTAATGACCTTTATCATCACAATGCGCAAGTTTCTCAAACAATCCTGGTTCTTCACCCAGAAACCATTCAAAAAATCCCATTTAAATCTTCCTTATTTATTACATTTTATCATTTTTTACAAATAATTAAACCTGCAATATAATCTAATTGAAACGCATTATTTTTTATGTATCTTTAGTTTCTCGCAAATTTGATCCTCAACACCGTTAATGTCTGTGTAGCGGATAAGCGGAAGCTTTACAGTCTCGCATACTTTGTCAAGAAAAAAGTCACGCTTTTGTCTCTCAATGTCATCATGTGAACCGTCATCAACCTCAATGGCACATAAAACCGCGAGGTTTGCAGGTCTTGCAAGAACAAAGTCAACGTGTTTAGCCTTGATCTTAGCAAAAGCTTTGAAGTATTGCGAACTGCTTAATCCCTTTTTAACCTCGACCAAATCAGCCAATCGAACTTTTGCGAGTATATGCAAATGGTATTTATCGGTAATAGGCTTTAAGGCTTTATAAAACGCCCACTCCTTTTTAGTCAGAAGATAAGGTTTTATATATGGGTATTCATCATTTGTTTCGGCTTCTCCATTCTCTATATCTATTTCTTTTTCTTCTGGCGGCGTTGTGTTTTTTTTATCTCCACAAATCCAGTCTACAAATTTTACTGTTAATACTGGTATTCCAACTAATGCTAAAATAGCTATTCCATAAATTAAAATCATTCCTATTAATTCTAAAAATTCTTTCATTATAATTACTTCCTATTTGTCACATTTTAACATTTTTTTACAATTTGTTAAACCTGCAATATAATCTATGGAGACATTATAATATTTTGCAAGATTTACGATTACATCAAATGGAGGGGTTCTTTCTCCTGTTTCATATCTGATGTATGAATTTTTAGAAATATAGGCAATTTTGGCGCATTCTATTTGTGACAGGTCAGCATCTTCCCTTAAATCTCGTAATCTTGTATACATTTTTAAAATCTCCTTTGTATAATTATAACAAAATACCCCGTATGGGGTTGACATAATACCCCGTACGGGGTATACTGTTAATGTACCCCATATGGGGTATTTAATCAATAAATAATATCAAAGAAAGGAGATCAAGCGAAATGAAAGGAATAATCAAAGGATTTGAGCCGATTGACTATGTAAGCAAAAAAACGAATCAGCCTGTAAAGGGCGCAACAATTTATTTCGATTGTAAATCAAAAGATGTTTTCGGTTGTGAGGGAAAAAGTGAGTATATAGCTGAAAGTTCTCCGCTTTACAAAAGAACCATTGAGCCCCTGCTTGAAAAGTTTTTCGACGAGAGCAGCGACCTTTACGGCGGTACTATCGTAATCGACTACGAAGTAACTAAGCGCGGTACGGCAACTTTTACGCAGGTAGTTGACCTGACTATCATTCCTAAAGCTGCCGAAACATCGGAACCGCAGGAAAAGCCCGTAAAGAAAGCAGGTTAAGCCATGCTAATGGAAGATAACGACGCATATTATTATGACTTCTACGTGCTTGAAGAGCGTATGTCGGGTATTCAAACACAAGTATCGGAAGTCCATGAAGATGTAAGGATAGTTGAAACTCAGATATCGGAGCTTGTTTCGGTGCAGTCGGAGCAGTTCTCGGAACTGATGTCCGTCCAGTCCGAACAGGTTTCCGAAATCGTTTCGGTAATGAATGACAACGTTGCCGCCAATTCGGCTATAATCAAGCGTTCGGAGGTTGAAATAATACTGCTGTTCGCGGTGATCGCCGTTGTAGGCATAGTGTGCGGCTTTGTTGCTTCATTAACATGGAGGTCAAGCAAGAATGGATAGCGTATTGTTGGAAGAAATAGTAAAACCGGCATTTACGGTATTTTTCATAGGCTTGTGCCTCGGATTATTTTTCGGTATTCTCAGCCGTGTAATATCAGCGGCTGCGGGTATAATTAAAAAATTTATAAGTTAGGAGGGTTTTACATGAATGTAAAGGAAAAAGCTCAGCTTGCCGTTATTACGGTAAAGAAGAAGGTGCTGCCTGTTATTGCTTCGGCTTCTGTTGCAATGTCAACGGTTGCGGTCAATGCTTTTGCGGTTGACGAAACTGCCGGCGGTGGCGGTGGTATTTATTCCCAGATTGCAGATTCTTTCGGCTCCGGTGTTAATGAAATGATGACAGGAATAGGACTTGTTTTTACTGCCATTGTTCCTGTTATGGTAGGCATTGTTGGCGTTTATGCTGCACTCGGTGCAGGTAAAAAGATCATTACCAAGCTTTCAGGCTAAACCGTTTGCGCACAAGGACGCAAACGCTACAGGGTGGAGGATATGTATATCTTTCACCCTTAGTTTTTAGGAGATGATGTAAATGTTTGAATTTATACTTGGCTTTGCGCTTGGTCTTGTGATCCGCCGCGGCGGACGTTCATTGAAAAGGTGGCGTGATAGGGAATGATGCAGCTATACGTTGGAAAGCCAGGAAGTGGAATGAGCTTGCATTGTGCTCATGAAATCCGTGATAATTTACATTTCAAAAAGAATGGTGGCGTGATAGGGAATGATACAGCTATGGAGCGGAACACCAGGAAGCGGAAAAAGCCTGCACGTTGCCCATGAGATCAGGGAAGATCTTCGGCTGCCTTTCGGCAAGGCAAAAAACGTTATAAGCACTTGTTACATAGATACGACATACTGTTTCATGAACATTTTGCAGGAGCTTGTGTTTATCATAACTCGCGGAAAGATTCATCTGTACAATGATGATCCGAGAGCAAAACGCTTTCATTATGTGCCGATAGAAGAAATAACCCCCGAATATTTGTATGAGTTTGCAGCTAAATATCATGTCTACGGTAAGGAACATCAGACAACACTTGTACTTGATGAGTGTGTAGCTATATTTTCACCGACAGTATTGTCAGAAAACATAAAGCGTTGGAACGAATGGGACGAATTTTTCCGCAAACACCGACATCTCGGCTATAATGTGATAATCATACCTCAGAGTAAAAAGCTCATCAGCCGCAAGGTAATAGAGTACTGCGAGTTTGAGGTAAAACACTATAACCGTAAACATCAAGGTATGTTCGGTTGGCTGCTTTCCCTTGTTTGCGGCGGAAGTCTGTTTTCATACTCTACTTGCTGGCGTGGTACAAAGGATAAGCCGCTGGAACAGAAATTTTTTACATACCGTCGCTTGTTTGGCTCTATGTACAACAGCTATTCAATGTTTGACGAAACACTGAAACCTTTTAAGGAAGCCGAAAAGAAAAAGCTAATGCAGGAGCTTGCAAACGTTCTTAGTGAGAGGAGGGCGCAGCTTGAATGTAATTAAAAAAGTGATAGCTGTAATAGTTATTGCTATAATATTTATCCGCATTTTTACAATTGAAGCTTTTGCATTTGTGGGTGCTCCTGTTATAGCTGCGGAGGAAATAACGGCTTTGCTTGAAACGGCTTTAGTTGGCAGTGGCCTTTATACAGAATCGGAGTTAGAGGGTAAAAACTATTATGAATTAAATGACCTATTAAAAGACGGTATAAACAGCGGTCAAATTAATCCTAAAGTAAATTACTTTACAGACCCCATAACTGAGATAAAATTTGATTTATTGGACTTGCTGTTTAAACCGGAAGTCCAAGCAGGGATAGGAATAATCAACGGCACTGTATCTTCTGTTGTAGATGATGTTATCAGCGATTTCATTTCCGATTATGAAAAATTGAGTGATTCTGTTGAGCTTACTCCAACTTTTGATTTAAATGGACATGGCGGCGGTTATAAAATGTATCAAGTTGATTCATTAGGCAATCGTTTTGGCGATGACCAAATTTTATATTTTGATAAACTTGTTATTTATCGTGATTCATCAGGTATGGCTACTTCTGCTATTGCTTATCTACCACAATCAGAAGGCGGAGCTATAAGTTTTGGTTCAGGTTCTAATTTGGTTTCATATTTAAATTATGGTTATGGTTGGGCTGGTTCTAATAAGGTTCTTTTTGAGTTATACGGTGATGTGAGATATGAAGACGAAACACCTTTTGAGACTGATGAGGAAACACTTCCTGTAATAGGAGAAGCAGACGGAACGCAAGTAACGCCTGATATGCTAAATCCAGACGGAACTGTAACAATAGACGGCACAACCTACTATCCAAAGGACTTTATTGATTGGGATAAGTTTAAAGACCCTGCTATTATTGATTTACTTAATCAGATATTGGACGCTATTGATAATGCTCCTGTTGTATCCGAACAGGATAAACCAATTGTTGATGTTGACAGCATAGAAATTGCTGTACCTGATGAATTGTCTGATTATACTGTTCCTGTGGGAATAACAAGTGTTTTTCCTTTTTGTTTGCCTTTTGATTTTGCCAGAGGTATAAAAATGCTTTTGGCAAAACCCGAAGTTCCCGTTTTTAAAACTGAAATTGATATGACTGATTTTTGCGGATTTGATTTAGGTGTAGTTCCATTAGAAATATCTTTGGAGAAATGGGAACCTGCCGTTGTTGTTATCAGGTGGTTTAATTTATTATTGTTTATTATTTCTCTAATTTTTATTTCTACTAAAATAGTAAAGGGAGCTGGCGCATAATGGATTTTTTAAATGGAATTGGTGAAACTGTTTCAAGCCTTGGAGAAACGTTAATCGGAATGCTTCCAAAATCTCCTTTTTATTATATTGATGCAAATCCAGAGGTTAAGCAGGTACTGCGTTATTTGAATTGGTTTTTCCCTATTGATTTGATGATTCCAATTCTTGAGGGGTGGCTTCTTGTTATTGCGGGATATTACATTATTCAAGCAATTTTACGTTGGGCAAAAATTATCGAATAAAAATTTTTCAAAAGAAAGGTTGTTTTTTATTATGATGGATTTTTTTAGAATGTTAAATTCATTTTTTTACGGTGATCATTGGTACATATATTGGGGTATCGTTGCTGTTCTGATTATTTTTGCTGTTGCAGTTCGTTTGCCGAGCTTTATCAAATCAATAAAGGAAGCGAAAAAACGCAGCAACAGTAAATAAAAAAATTTGAAAAATAAGAAAAAAGGAGGAAAAAATTTTGCGGGAAACCGCAGCGTAGCGGAGGAGGGACCCGCAAAATTTTTTCCTCCTTTTTCTTATAAACAATATTATTAAGTGAGGTTTTACAATGAAAATTAATGTTGATGAAATTATGAAAATGACTTTAAATGAGCTTACACTCGAACAGTTTGTTTTTGTAGCTCTTATACTTTTAGTTTGTACTGCGCTTGCTGTAATCATTTTTATTATGATTTTGCAAATTATAGGAATGCTTATTGACCTTGTATTTTATCTTGTGTGCAAGAACAAACGTCATGGCGGTTGGTGGTTCAAACGCGATCTTTGCCGTTACATAGGAAGATTGAAACATCAGACTATAAAAGCTCCTACTGAAAAGGCATATTATTTGTATTATAACCGTTTAATCGGTGCAGTTGAAGCCTTATTTTATGCCCGACTTATTGACAATGATCTTTATTTAAAGCTTGCTGCTAAAGGTATTCCAAGTTATTATGATTTGAAAAAGGAGTGTAAAGCTGATGAAAACAAACCAACCGAAAAACGTTCAGAAGTCGATACGGATAAGTGAGGACGTATTAAAGTACATAGAGAATCAAAAGGGGAACGGCTTTAACGAGAAGCTGTGCAATATGGTTCTTTACTGTATGGAGCATGAAGCCGATATCAAGAAAAAAGTCTCTGCCGCAGAAAAACGGCTTGAATTTGTTGAAAAACAGATCTGTGAAAAGAGAGACCTGCTTGAAAAGCTTGAATCTATATCACGTTTTGTCGGCTCTTGTCTGCGTGTAATTCAATAGTGTTCCGATCTGAGCTGCAGCAGCATAAAGAATGAGTTACAACTAAAATGTAATTCATTCATGCTGCACCGTCAGCGCGATCGCAGCTCCTTAAGAAAAAATTTGAATTACAAAATAAATGTAACTCAAAATAGCGTTCCAGGGAATCGAGCTGCAATGAGAAATGAATTACAAAAAATTTTTTTGAAAGAAAATGCGGGATTTTTTTGCCCGGGGCAGAACTGTAACACGCCCAATTTTTTAAGTCGAGAGAACCTCGGCGCGACCCCCGTACAGTAACACGGGGGTATTACGTACAGAAAGGGTATTCTTATGTTAGAATTTGTAAATCGTATTATTTATGACTGGGTAACTTTTACCAGTAAAATTGACAGTCCAGAAAGTATTGTAGACTTGCTTGGTTTGTCAGATTGCTCGTTTATTACGCTCGAAAGAGGCATGAATGGTTATCCGAATTGTATGTACTTTGGCGGTATATCAATTTGTTACGGCGGTCGTGAAGATATGGGCGTATGCTGTTCGATGAGTGGTAAAGGCTGCAGGACTTTTGAGACATACGGCAATGGTAACTATAAATCCCTTTTTGATGTAATACTTGAAAACTACAGTGAGGACGTAGACAAGCGGAAAATGAACCTTACCCGTCTTGATGTTGCTTATGACGATTTTGAGGGTATACTTGATATCTGGACTATATTTAAAGCTACCACAAGTAATGGATATAAGGATAATAAGCTTTTGCAGGGGGATTTTGTGTCCCGTTTTAATACCTATAGCGTTAATTTAAGCAATAAAGGTTTGTCTTGCGGGTATGGTTCGGAAAAGTCAAATATTTACATACGCATTTACGATAAAAAAGCGGAACAGAACTGCGAAGATGTAGAAAGTTGGGTTCGCTGTGAGATACAGCTTCGTAAAGATAATGCCATAGGGTTTATTATGCTTACTGGTGATATTTGTATCAATTACTTCGGTGTACTTAATAATTATTTGAGGTTTATTAAACCATCTGATACCGACAGCAACAAACGGAGGGCAGAAACTGCCGATTGGTGGGCAAAATTCTTGCAGACCTCGGACAGGCTTAAAATATTTCAGCCTCCGTCTGATAATTATGATATTATGTGCCTTGACGGATATGTCTATGGACAATGTTCTGGAGCAGTTAGCACAATGATAGAACTTGTAGGCATTGAAGAATTTTTATACCGTCTCAATGAATCTGTTAAAGGGCGTAAACTTAATCCTAAATATAAGGATTTGATTAATCAGATGTCTTTTAAGCATGATGAAAATTCTGACGGAATTATTGAATTTTTGAGGGTTAGGGGAGCTTTATGAAGCAGAAAGAAATCTTTATGGCATACATAAACAATAACCGTGACAGACTTCAAGAGGAGGTTAGACAGCTGCAGCAGCGTTTAAGATACCGTAACGCAGACGCGGTGGACTGCTTGGAGCTTTCTTTGGCTCTGGAACGTCTGAATGCTTTTGAGGATTTCTCAAAGTCGGCTATGGCTATACTTAAACTGTCCGTGCCTGATCCTGTGACTTATGTCAGCATTGAGCCGAGCTACGCTCGGAACAGGGTGGAACGTGAACAGAACAAAGGAAAGTGAGGTTTTATAAATGCATTGGTGTTTATATGAGAACGACTGTACTCATAACTGTTTCAAGGATTGTCCGTACTCGGCGGATATGTGTATGTGCTGTATATCAGTTAATTGGAAAGATTGTATCGGCTGCAAATACTATAAAAAAGGCGGTGATAAAAATGAAAGCAAAAGTACGCAGGAAAATGTTGAAAACCATTAAGGCGGACTGGGTAAACCTTTGTATGTACGGGTTAGAGCCTGTTTGGGTCTCTTTAAAAGATGTATCTAATTTCGCTAAATAAAGTGTTTTGCGAAAATGGCTTTTTTAAAAAGCCACTTTTGCAAAACATCTTGTTTTGCGAAGTGGAGTTTGGTCAAGCCGCGCCCCCGCTTACCTTTTATTTTCAGATTGCGGGGGTGCGGCTTGGGCGAACGGAACGTAATTAGCCGAGCGCGGACGGATACGCATATATTATCGGGAACCCAGCGCTCCCCCTTCCCCTTGGGGGGAAGGGGGCGGGGGGGGAAGGGGGGTGTCCCGCATGCACTAACTTTTCCCCGCTCTACTTGACAATGTATCATATCTCTGTATTTTGTCTATGAAAATTACGGTTAAACGCTTCGGTTCGGTCTACAAGCTTACTTACTTTAAGACCACATCTGGGGGCGAGTCTGGCGGTTGGTGTCCCGTTCCGCAGTCCGAACGTGAGCGGGAACTCTGTAACCTCGCACGGGCAAGGTCTTCCATTCGGGAGCTGGCTCTCTGTAACCCTTGGGAGTATTTCGTCACGCTGACCCTTAATCCCGACAAACAGGACAGGTTTTCTCTTGACGATTAC